CGCCACTATCGCCGGAACCGCCCTCGTCCCCGCCGCCGTCGATGAGACGGATACGGGCCGGGAATCGGAATCTGTTGAACATGCTGTGCTCCTTCTTACTGTTTCCCGTGGATTCGAGTTCGACCGCGCCACGGTGCGCTGTATGGTCCTCCCACGCGATACGGCGCATGGTCGCCGCCAACCTGAATGGCTGGCCGAGTGGTGGATGCAGGATTCGCACCTGCGCGGCTGTGAAGCGCCCGAGTTACAGTCGGGTCCGTTCGTCTGCTCCGGCAATCCACCGAAATCAATGGTTTTTGGTAAAATAGAAGTACCGGAGGTCCCGTGCAGACTTGAAATAATAGCCTATTCGTGCGGGAGTGCCTCCGGGTTTTTATTGCAGCTCGATTTCTCTCATCCCGTTGTTGTCCAATAGGAACAAACGTCTGATCTTGTTTTTCTTATGCAGCGCGTTATAGCGGGAAAGTTGCGTCACCAGTTTCTCCGGAGCCGAGTATCCAGTGAGATCCACAATGAATGCATCCTTCACGACACCATGCTGCTCGGCTTTGGATACCGCTTTTGAGATGTTCTTCGAAATGGATCCGTAGTCTGGGCGTTTTTGCCGAGATGACTTAACCTCGCACTCAAGGTCTTGCTCAATCCATTTCAAGTCATTCGTCGATTTGTGCCCCAAAGTATCGCGTGGAATCCATTCGTAATGCTGTCCGAGTGACTTGAAATGTTCCAGGAACACGATTTCATGCATCTCAAGGACGTCTGCGTCTACTGGGACGCCAAGCGCCTTCTGCCTTCCATCCCATCCTTTCTTGCTTAATGATTTCTCGTCGCGCATGCCGGTGAAATCATGTTCGACTTTGAAAGACGCACGTTTCTTCGGCATGATCCCGTCGCTCAATTGCTTAGGGAACTTATGACGCATAACGAATGTGACGGCATTCGCGTCAGCCGAATCCAACTTGATTCCGGCTTCCTCGGCGGAGGACTTCCAATTCTTTCCCAATGCGTTGCCGTTGATGGCTTGCACGGCCTGATCGTACATGGCTTTATACTTCGCTTGGTCATAGCCGAAGATCTTGTCCTTGCCCCAGCTGCACACGGGAATGCAACGGCATTTGCCGTTATGGAAAGAGCCGCCGAAGTCCGCGCTTTCCTCACTGGTGTATGCGAATCCTCGGCTGGCGAGCATCACGCAAAATGCACAAGGATTGGAGCCTCGTGGGACGCGTGCCCATCCAGGATGCGTCTCGTCGGCGTCGCGGTTGTTCTGCGTGGTCAATCGTACAGACCTGCTCATCATGTCGGCAATGAACTGCTGCCAGTCGTCCACCGTCTTCAGGTCGGGCCAAAGGTCTTCAACAGTCAGCCCGTTGGCGTTGCCATGCTTCAAATTAGTGTAGTTATGCCCATTCCAATCGGTTCCAGTGAAACCGCCTACCTGACGGTATAGCACTTCATATTCGTCGCAAGTAGATGAGACGTAGGGCGGCATTTTGACGCCGGCGTATTTCTGCCACAGGTTCCTGGTGTCAGTGTAGTACCTACGTGATCGTTCGGACGCATCGCGGGTGTACCTGAGCACTATGTCTTGTCGTTCCAACGGTTTCGCGGATTCCATCGCGTCGGTGGCGTCGTCTGTCAGATTCTCAAGATCAGTCTCGTAATCCCTATGCAGTTTCTCCAGTTTCTGACGAAGCTGCGCTTTCGCCGGTTCCGGCAGATCCAGATTGTTCAGATCCATCCGTCACCTCCGAGGACGCCGCGCTTCTGTCCATGAGCTGGTCGATGCGTTGTTCCGATTTCTGCCGTTGCTGGTCGGCGCGTAGGCGGGTGATTTCCTCGCGGGTCAGGCCGAGACGTTCGAGTCCGACATCGGAGTCGGCGTAGCCGGTGATCTTGTCGGCGATCTTCGTGAACGCGTCGGCGCGCGCCGCGTCGGAGATTTCCCTTGTGGGCGCCCATACCGGATGCACGTCGCGCATGGAGTCGGGTATCGTGTTCGCGCCTTCGCGCAATGCCACGGCGATGCCCATGGCCCGTTTGAGTTCCCGTCCGAAGGCCACGTTCTGCTTGTCAGCGATGCGCGTCAACCGTCGTTCGGCGGATGCCATGGCCTCGGCGCTGGTCGGATTGTCCAACGTGATGCCCAGATAGTCGACCGGCACTCGGGTCTGCGAGGCGACGAGCATGGCCAAGGTCTTGAGCATGTCCGAATGGGGCGTCATGGACGCCTGCTGCACCTGATGCAGTTGGGGAAGCTCTCCGTTCTCGTCCGCGGTGATCGCGTTGATCGCCTGGATGAGACTCGTCCATGTGTTGCTGCTGAACGCGTCCCTGTTCGCTCCGATGAACCAGAGTTTCGGAACGGAATAGAATTCGGCCGACGCCTCCATGCGGACCACGGTGCGGAATCCGGCGTCGACGAGGCTCATGAGCGAACGGCTGATGCGGCTGTGGCCGAATGGCCGGTCCATCTGCCTGTCGTAGGCGAGCGCGACGGCAGTCGGCTGGTCGAAGTTCGTTTCGATTTTCTCCGCCCGCCATGGGGTCAGGTGGCCGGAGCATTCGTAGACCTTGCCGGGGAGCCACACGTTGAACGCGCAGATTCGTCCGTCCTTGTCGTCCTCGGTGATGGTCAATGCCGCGGCCAGACGGTGGTTGCGTCGGTCCCAGATTCCAGCGGACCAGTCGGCGGAGCGTGGGATCATGCTGATCCGGTCCGGATTCTCCGGGTCTGCGGCGATGGTCAGGAAGCTGCATGAGTGCTTGTAAGCGGATACGATCAGTTCTGACGTGGCCACGTCCAATTGGTTGTCCTCGAACAGGTCGTTGACGCCCATCGTGTCGTCGCCGGATACGCTGAACCCTTCCAGGTCGCTCAGGTCGCTCAATGATCGGACGGCCAGTTCGGGCCATCCGATCATCGCCTCGACCTTGTTTTTGATCTGGTCGGGGATGGAGATTCCGAAGTCTTTGAATCGTTCCTTGCAGTCGTAGTAGGCTCCGCGGATCAGGTTGCGTGGGTATTTCTCACGCCACACGCGCAACAGTTCGTGGATGATGGGCATGTCCTCGTCGTCGACGCCGAGGATGGTGCCGACGTTTCCGCTTGCGGTGTCGAGGTAGCTGCTGCCGGTGAATTTCGGAGCGACACTTACCGTTGTGCCGTCGGCCATGTAGAACACCATCAGAACATCACCTCCTGTCGTCTTCCCGGATGTCGTTTCGTCGTGAACGCCCCATACAGGGCGAGAGTGGTGGACACGAGCGGCGTGATGTCGACATCGCTGCCGAGCTTGTTCCAGGCGATCGCGCCGGACTGTCCCAATGGTCGCGTGGTCGCGCCCTTGACGGCTGCGGCCAGCTGCGGCTGGTATTCGTCCCGTGGATGCTTGAGCGTTCCGGCCTTGAGCATGTCGAGGAAGCGTCCGCACGCGCGGCCCATCTCCTGCATGTTCGTCACGGTGACTCTCACGTGCGCCTTCTTCAGTTCGGGCAGCAGGCTCATTGCCGGGGACTGCGCGTCGATGACCACGCTGGCGGTCTTCGGCCAACGTTCGGCGAGCCAGTCCACGGCCCACATGGTGCCAGCCTGCCGCGCGTCCTTGATGTTCGCCATCTGGATGACGGCCGACCCGTCCTCGTACCGCAATGCGGCGCCGATGGTCAGCACGCTCCTGTCGGGCGGCATGTCGATGCCGAAGCTCACCGTGCCGCCGTCGGGCACGTCGTCGGTTTCGGCGGCCTTCCACAGGTCGGGGCTGATGGCGTACGCGGTGGCGGTTTCGTCCCAGATGCCGAGTGCCTCACGGCGGAACGAATCCTCGGCGAGGAGATTGCGCATGCGCAATATCGCCTGTTCGCTGGTGCGGCGAGGATAAGACGGGTTCGCTTTCGCCCACGCGGTCCGGTCGTCCAGATCGCAGTCGCGGTCTGCCCCGAGCTCCACGTAGAGCATGTCGTCCGAATTGCCCGCCAACGCGGTCGAACGTTTCTCCTCGAACGCCTCGCACTGGTCTCCCGGCTTCGGCGGGTTGCCCATGAACACGATCAACGGGTTCGGGCTCGTGTTCACGATCGGAATCAGATTGTCCAACGCCTTGATGGTGAGTATCTGAGCCTCGTCGAACACCTCGATGTCCGCCGAATGCAGGCCACGGCCGAAACCGTTCTCACGCGCGCCGAACATGATGCGGCTCCCATTGGTGAAACGGATCTCCTGCTGGCCGTTCGCTCGACGCACGTTCCGCACGTACCTGGACAGTTTCGGATTATGCGTCAGGTCGCACATGTCGGCGAACGTCTCGTCGGAGGTGCGCGTGTGGTGCGCGGTCCAGATGACCAGTGTTCCGGCACGTCCGGCGCACAGGATGAATATCGCCGTGCCGACCGTGAACGTCTTGCCGATCTGCCTGCAGCTGGACAGTACCGCCCCACCGGAGCCACAGGCGTATTTGCCGTCCGCGCGTTTGGCGAACAGCAGGTATAGGAAGCCCTTCTGCCAGAGGTCGTAGTGGATTCCGGCCTTGACCGCCGCACTGTTGATCAGTTTGAAATCGCTTGACGTGACGTCTTCCGGCTTCACGAGCCGTTGGGCGATCTCAGACAATCGACGCTCCGACATCCTCCGCCACCTCCGTCACGTCATCGTTCACATCGAACAGGCTGCCGGAATCCTCGGCCATGCGCATCCGTTCGTCGAATTCTGCGAGCTTGCTGCTGATCGACGGCAACGCGTTGGCCGGCGTTGAGGGATCATGCAGAGCCTCACGCAGTCTTCCGACGATTTCACGGAGCGTGTCCTCATGGGAGCCGTCCATCATGCGTTCGAAGTTTCGTCTGTCGAGTTCCTGTTCCGGTTTTCTCTTCGCTTTAGCAGGCTTGCTTTTTCTTGTCCGAGCTGGATTGTTCTTTTTCCGACGATAATCCGCTTTCTGGCGGCAGGACTTGGAACAGTACTTCTGCGGCCGCCCATGGCCGGAAGGCTGGAATTCCTTGCCACAGAGTTCGCACTTCATCGGCGTAATCCTCGCTTTCCGACCTTTCGTTGTTTCCCCTGTTTCCGACGTTTGAATCCGCGGGGAGAAATCGGCACTGCACCCGAGGCTACCGGGAGGGGGTGTACCCGGGGTCCCCGCCCTGGTATCGGAGTCAGATGCCGAACGTTTTGAACGGCATCGAGCTTGCTTTCACTTCCTGTCTGCCAGCCAGCAGCGCTCGTGCGTGTTCGTCTGTCTTGTCGCTCTTCATCCTGTTGCAGATGCGGTGCGTGAGCCTGCAGTTCGCGAAGCTGTATGGATCACCGCCGCGTGAGACCGGTATGAGCTCGTCGACTTCGGCGCTCATCGGATGTGGTGTCTTCAATGTCTTGTCGACTGGCTTGCCGCAGATGGCGCACACGTCGTATGCGGCCAGCACTCTTTGCCTGAGCATGCGCCGCCGGTATCCGTTGCTGACCCGCTCGTTGCGTCGCTTGCTCATGGTTATTCCTTCGTATGAAGTCCTAGCATGGCCGACCACGTGTCGACTAGGGATTCCGTCATCTGCGGATATCCCCTCCCGAGGTTATTCATGGAGCGCCTTCGGCGGGATTCGAACCCGCGTCCACACGCGGCCGCAAGGAAGAGGATCCGAAGATCTGCGACCGGTGCGATCTGCCACTGATTCCTACGAAGGCATACCGGCAGGCGGATTTGAGCATCACCGCATCACGTAAGCGCGGGATTGGCTTGCCTGCCGCTGTTGGTGTATGCCCACTCTGACGGGAGTGGGCGGAGCGTGTCCGATATGCCGTTCGGACAGGACGGGATATAACCCAAGGAGTTAGGAGAATCCATCGGTGGATATGAAAAGGGTTCAAACCGTTTTCCGGTTTGAACCCTTTAATCCACTGACAATTCTGCCTTGCACTTTGAAAAATGTCAAATCACGTCATGCCGGGCGAGGCGCGCGTGTACGTCGGACAGGCGGT